GGCGGTTGCGGTGAATGTGAACGACGGCGTGGTGCCGGTGATCGTGTAGACGATGCGGAAGAACTCGCCTTTCACGTCGAACCGCTTCACCCGTGCACCCGTGGTGGAGACCGCGGTGAACACGTCCGGTGGGTCGGCCTGGGCGAACGTCGCGCCATCCTGGGACCACTCCACCGACAGTGTCAGCGAGGGCGTAGTACCCGAGACTGCCGTGACATTGAGGGTCACCGCCAGGGACAGTGAGGTCGGCGGGACCTTCGTCGAGACACCGTTGCCGGTGGTGGTGCGGGCGGCCGACGTGTGCGCGTTGGCGACTGCCTTGTCGGCCATCGCGGTCAGGCCTCTCGTGTCGCCTTGGGCGCGGCCTTGGCCTTCGCGGTGAGGCTCTTGATGACCGCGTCGACCTGCTTGGCGCGTTCGTCCTTACCCACCGAGAGGTACCCGTCGCGCTCGTACTCCAGCGCCTTGATGTACTCGCCGCGCTGGTCGGCCTCCGTCTTGCCTCCGGCCGCCCGGACTTCTTCGTCGGTCATGTCTTTCCTTTCGAGGTGTGGCCCGGCCCATCGTGGAATGGACCGGGCCACGACTTATCGGACTACTCGGATCAGGCGAAGACCGGCACGACGAGGCCGGTGCCGCCGATCTTGGCGGTGCCGTTCGCGTAGCGGCTGAAGGTGTAGGCGAAGTAGCCGTACACGACGAGCAGGACGCCGAGGTTGGCGGCCTTGGTCTGCTCGGCCCGGATGAACACCGGGGCCTGCGGGTCCTCCCACAGGTGGCACTCGTCGGACGGGACGACGTAGATCTCGTCCTCGTTCGTACCGGCGCCGAGGATGGTGGAGATGTTGTTGTCGACGACCGCCAGCAGGCCGTTCGGGAGCATGCCCCGGACGCCCTTGTTGTAGCCGACCCCGAAGTTGGCGCCCATCGACTGCGGGTCCAGCTTCGGCTGCGCGAACGCCGGCCAGTTCGGGCCGACCTGGGACTGCAGCCAGTTCCAGCGACGCGAGTGCATGATCGCGTAGTCCGGGACCGCCTGGGCCAGCAGCGCGGCCTCGACGTTCGAGTTCGCGTTCAGGATCTTCGGGTACAGCTCGGCCGCCGTGGGGGTGGCGTCGGTGTACGCGACCGCCTGCGCCACGGCCGACAGGCCAGTGGTGGCCTGCGTGATCAGGGTCGAGTCGAGGTTCGTGGAGTACCGGCGGAACAGGTCCGACAGGGTCACGTCCTCGATGCCCGTGCCGCGGTCGATCGCCTGACGGGAGATCGTCTGCTGGCCGGACGCGGTCAGCACCGGGATGGTCAGCAGCGTGTCGTCCATGTTCGTCTCGGACACAGCCGCGTTCTCCGAGGCCTGGAGGGCAACCGAAGAGGCGGTGGTGACGCGCGAGATGTTCACGGTCATGCCCGACGCGGGCAGCTCGTGCTTGTTGCAGATGTCCGCGAACGGCCGCAGCGCCGCAGTGGCGGGCGCGTACAGGTCGGTCAGGTACTGCGGCACGACGAGGCCGGTGAATGCGGCGGTGTCGGTGGCGCGCTCGAGGTACTCGCTCCGCTCGACACGCTCCTCCTGCATGTGACGCGAGAGCCGCTCGTTGGCCGCCGGGTCGTTGAACAGGAACTGGCGGGTGATGTCGTTCAGGAACGACTTGCCGCGCTTGTCGGTGTCCGGGCTGTAGGTCCGGGCCTCCTGACCAACGCGGGCCACGCCGTCGTAGGCCGGGACGCGGACGTTGGTGGCGGTGATCTCGCGGGCCTTGCGGTCCGCCTCGTCGTCGCGCGCCTGCTCGGCCTCGAGCTCCTTCACGCGGAGCTCCAAGGCGTCGACCTCGGCGTCGAGGGCGTCCTTCTTGGTGCGGAGCTCGGCGACCTTGACCTCGTCGACCGTCTCGGCGGAGCGAAGCTCTGCGAGCTCCACTGCATGCTTGTTGCGCTGCTCCAGCTTGGTGGCCATCTGGCCCCGAAGCTGGGAGATCAGCTGAGCAATCGTAAACACGATTGGCTCCTTTTCTCCCTTGCGGGATCGGGTGTGCGGTGGCCCTCGTGCAGCAGGCAGCGACCCCAGACCAGACCTCGGTGCGGTGCGGGGTTGACGTGCGCGAAGCGTTAAGGGGGGTGCGTCAGCGGATGACGCGGACCCGGGTGTCCTCGTCGGTGATGAGTCCCCGGGTGGTCTTGGGGGCCGCGAATCGCACGGCCAGGAGGTCGTACAGGTGGCGGGCCGGGTTGTCGCCGAGGCCGCGGATCTCGGCCTCGAGGTCGGCAGCCCTGAGGGCGGCGCCTGCGGTGTGCGGGTTGGCGCCGTAGCCGACGATCGCCACGTCACCGCGGTGGATGTCGGCCTCTTCGATGTGGTACTCGGTCCAGTCCGGCGACCAGGAGCCCGAGGTGATGCGGAACTTGAACGACATCTCGTCGATCAGGCCGGCGCGCAGTTTGGGGACGATGTAGGCCACGTCATGGTCGGTCATGTCCAGGTTCGGGGCGTCGACCAACAGGCCCGTCTGGTCCTCGGACAGCGTCAGGGAGCCGTTGGTGGTGCGGGCGATCCGGCGCAGGTCCTGGTGCTGGAGCACGAGGGGCACGTCCAGGTCGGACCGGGCCAGCGACGACGAGAACGCACCCGAGGTCACCTGCTCGGTGTAGGGGCCGAACATGTCGTACATCTCGTAGCTCGTGTCTGTGACGGACGCATAGCCGTTGAAGTGCACGGAGCCGTCGCTATTCTGGCCGGCGTCGCGGATCTCGAGCCTGGCCTTGGCCCGCACGATCGGCAGGGAGCCGATGACGTCGGAGCAACGGCGCTGACTCGGCCTGTCCGCTGCGGCGCGGACGTTCTGGCTGCGCAGTTCGGCAGCCTCGGTGAGCGTGGTCATGCTGGTACTCCCGTGGTGGGTGCGGTCAGTGCCTTGCTCGGGAACAGGCGAGCGAACTCCGCTTCCTGCTCAGGAGTGAACGGAGGTCGGTCCTCGAGCTCGCGCGTCTCTGACGGAGCGATGAAGCGGTTGGCGATCCCGACCGCGTAAGAGTCGTAGCGCGACTTCAGATCCATCTGCAGGATCGCGTCGCGGTTGATCTTCAGGAATCGCGGGCGGGGCAGGAGTTTGCTGAGCGCGTTCTCCCTGCGGATGATCGCGGGGTTGAGGTTCATGATCAGCAGCTGCAGGTTCCGCTGAGTGACGTTGGCGTAGGTGATCGAGCCACTCGAAGTCTCGGCGTCGATCATGTCGCCCGGCACCCCGAGGAACCGGCATACATCACCGAGGCCGAAGCGGCGCTCCTCCAGGAACTGAGACTCGCTCGCCTTCGCGGAGATCATCTCGTATTCCCAGTCGTTGCCGTGGACGAACAGGTCACCGTTCGCCATCGACGACTTGAAGCGTTCCTTGATCTTCTGCGAAACGTCCTGCGGGACCACCCTCTGGGTGTTCTTCAGGCGTGCGGCGGGGATCGCGGAGTTGCCGAACCACTCAGCGGCGAACTCCTGCGCCGACAGGTAGCCGTTGATGCTCATCGCGGCGTACGCGATCGGCGACAACCCGACATGCAGGCCGCTGGAGGTGAACTGCTTCTCGTGCCAGACCTTCGACGCCTCGTATTCGGTGCTGCCGATCCGGTATCGGACGACACCGTTCTTCACCAGCACCGTCACGGCGGTGTACGGCACGAGCTCGATCTGCGCCGGCAGGCCCATCGCGTCGAGGGCGGTGATCAGGCCGAAGGTGTTACCGCAGGAGTCCAGGTCGAACTGGGTCGAGTACATCCACTCCAGCATGTCCACCTGCTCACCACCGGGGCTGATCAGCACCGGTGGCTTGGTCACCCCTACCTGAATGCCACCGATCCGCCGGTAGACGTCCTGTGGCATCGTCGACACCAGGTCGGCGCGCAGTCGCAGGCATGCCCAGACCGCCGAATGGCGCAGAGCATCCTCGCGCTTGACCCGCCGGTGAACGGCTCGCCCACGTTGGTTCCTGTCCAGGCCAATGACCTCGGCTGCTGTGTACCCGAAGGCTTCACGCTTGCTGAATGGCCAGACCACAAGTCACCTCCGTTCAGCCGATCGAGTCGAGCAGGTCATAGTCGTCCGGTTCGTGAGCGGTGAAGCCGTGCGCCGCCAACGTCACGGCCACAAGCGGTGAGATGTCGGTCAGGTCGCGGCGATCCCAGTACTGCGCGTCCCCGGTGTTCTTCAGGCGCCCAGCTGCTGCCGCGGCGTTCAGTTCGGGCTGGTCGAGGTGCTCGATGCCCGCGTTCTTCACCAGATCCACCACTCCACCGGTGGCCTGGGCCATCGCCTGGGTGGTCACGGGCCGCACATCGACCCCCGCGGCGGTCAGATCGGCCACCAAAGAGCCCGCCGGACCACCCGCATGGAGCGAGATGTCGAGCAGATTCGAGGTCTCCTGGAGCCTTTTGACCGTCTTGACCGCGGTCGAGGTGCCCTCCAGCACGTGCACCATGACCGCGATCCGCCCAGATTCAGCCCGCCAAGCCACCGCCAGAGAGGTGGTCGAGCGGTCCGGAGGCACATCTACGGCCAGTGCACAGGGTCCGGTGGGTGCCGCGATGCCCGGATCAGCCAGGTCGGCCCACTTCACCAGGTCGATATCGCTCCTGACCTCGAGCACGGCAGGATCACCCCACCAGCCGAGGCGTTCACGGGCGAACTTCTCCGGCGACATCAGCCGCCGTTCCCGCTCGACCTCCGCGACACCCAACCGGGTGCCCAGCGCGGGGTTGACCGCGAACCACAGATCCCGGTCGTCCACATCCGGCAGCGGACCATCCTCCACGCCGAAGTCATGCAGGCACAGCTTCGGGTCGTTGCCCTCGACACCATCCGTACGGACCCTGCGGAAGACCACCCCATGGCCGGGCTTCAGTGGATCCGGTGGAGTGCCGGTGAAGATCACCTGCGGGTTGCCCTGCGTCGCCGCCGAGATGGTCGGCAGCAGCGCCGCCTGCTCGTCGTCGGTCAGTTCCTGTGCCTCGTCGATCACCAGCACATCGATGCCGTCGAAGCCTCGGCCTGAACCCTTCGACCGGGCGATCAGCTCGACCGAACCGCCGTTGTCGAGGAAGATCGCCTCCTGGCCGTTGGTCTTGCGGATCTCCTTCACCATCCCGGACAGTTCCGGGTAGCGCTGGGGGTTCTCGAAGAACGACAGCAGCCGGCGGAACGCCTTCCGGGCCGTCTTCACCTCGTGCGCGGTGTGAAGGAACCGCTCGCCAAGCTCGACCATCCCGTACAACTCGCGGATCTCGACGCAGGCGTTCTTGCCGTTCTGCCTCGGCTCGGCCAGCCAGCAGACCGCGCAGGCCCATTTGCCGTCCGCCTGTCGCCAGAGCCAGTCCTGGAGGATGCCCTCCTGGGATGGATCGGCGGTCAATCCGTAAGCCGAAGCCAGTTCGCAGGCGAGATCGCCGTCAGACTCAACTCCGGCTGGTACGACGCGGAGCCTTGGAAGCCGCTGCGCGCTCAGAACGCTTCCGGGCGACATCGTCACGAGCGGTCCCCTTCGACTGAGGGCGAGCCTTCTCGGCCGCGGTGATCTGCACGAGCACATCCATCAGCCGCTGGGACAAAGCGGCGACATCACGGGCCGAATCGCACTCGTCGATCTCCCTCGACAGGCGGTCCCGCAGTGCCTTCAGGGTTCCGAGGGCATCACCCTTGGCCGCCACCGCTGCAAGGCCGTCAGAATCGCTCACAGCGGCTCCCGGGAGGTGTGGAACAGACTTCGGGGGGATATCGCGCAAAGG